GCTATTGCGATTAGTTTTGATAAAGCATCGGCTTTTTTGTCAAAGCGTGATATCAAAAGCCATAACCCTCCGATGATCACTGGTTGAAGTATAGGTATAGCAATTTGAAAAACTCTAGTAAAATCTACATTTTTCATTAACTGATCCTTTAAAGATTCTAGTTCTTTTTCCATTTATATACTACCATATGGAAAGGTGGGACACAAACACATATTAGCTCTCCAGGTAATACTTAAACTACCCTCAAATATGCAAATTGTAAAGTAGCTTCTTCACTACCTGTATTGTTTGTAATCTTAAAATTTATACTCTTTTGATGTCTTAAACCTTCTTTAATAGCAAATATATTCCACACATCTGCCGTTAAACTCTCGGCACTATCATAAAAAAGGTTTTCAACAGTACCATTATCGGGTGAACCTGACCCTCTAAGGGCTTCACCACTGTTTATGGGTGTTAAGTTAGAATAATAAACATCGCCACTCATTACAGCTAACAAAGCGTGATCTCCGGCTTCACTTCCTTTTATAGCAATAAAGACATCTTTGTACCCTGTCATATCAATCGCATTACCAGCCCCTTGGGGTACTGTCACAGTGGCACCGTTAGGTATTGCTTCTTGAACTGCGTCTACAGTAAAAGCATCATCTGTAACAGTTATACCCTTCCATAGACCCGTCGCTGAGTCAATAACTCCAGTGGTTATCGCTCCAATAACGTTCTGATCAATGTTAACATGATCATCAACTGCCGTTGTTGGTAATCCTTCCTTGTAGGTTTTACTCCAGGGGGAGTTAGCTCTTCTCGCCAAATCTATTCAAACTGAGCCGTAACTACAGCCGAAATTGTAGCACTATCAGTTACAGCTATTGAAAATTCACAAGAATTTCCCGCTTGTACTGATAGGTTAGTATCGTATGTTATTGCATCCATTGCGACAGCACCATATGAGGGTGAACCTGCAAAGATAGCATCGCCATCTTGCATGCAGTTACCACTTATTTTTACAAGTGGTACAAACTCTTCGGCTCCGTCTGCGGTTACTGAAATTGTTAATTGTCTGATAGCACTAACGTTTGTTGGTACTGTAAAACTGGAGCTTACGCTAGCAGTTCCAATATTATCTAGTGCTTGAAAGGCACCCGTTGCGCTTAATTGTGTTTCACTTCTACTGATTACGATTGACATTGTTGTTTATCCTATACTTTAAAGTCTAAAGTATAACTTTGACCCTCCAAGTTTTAATTGAGGGAATTGTCTTCGTGCAAGTGATCCGGCTACGGCAATAACTCCGGCACTAACCAAAGTTTTACGGCCAGTATCACTATTGACCATGGCCACGGCATTCTTAGAGAGAGTATTGAAAGCATTTCCGAGTTCACCATCTGTTACATCCTTAAGAACTCCGTCTAAAGTTTTACCGCTTTTAGTCATAGACCCTGCATTTAGATAATTGGCTATTGCTAACCCACTGGCCATACCTGTAACCGATGGGTGTGGAAGTCCTTTTCTCATTCTTCTTGCTCCGTTTTTCTTATTTGGACTACGTGCTTTAGATCGCTTTGTCCCAGATGAGCGAGATCTAGCCGATTGATAGCGAGCTTTAGAGATAAGTTTGTTATCTTTAAAGTACATCATTCTGCCATTTTTAGCTCTCTTAGCACGTAGTACCATTAAATCTGTATACCCAAATCCATTATATAAACACTTTCCCTACACCAATTACATTTATACCCTAATCACCATCTAAAGAATAATGAGCGAGAACTTGTTAAGTGCGTACCAAGCTACGCCAAGCTTTGCATTATGGGATGGTGAACACGCTATTCTAAGCTTTACTGGTAAATTAGATCAAGACTTTATTAAAGTCGATGCTAACGGAAAGGAACAACACTATTTAGGTATAGAATGTTTGTTAATTTCACATAGTAATGAGAACTATAAACATCGGCATGATTCGATATGTATTTTTAGAACTGGTAAAGAATCAACCTTAGCGAAATGGGCTAATGATGAGCGAGGGGGTATTAAAAAGACCAATAAGAAAATGATTTTTAAAGTATTCAATAGCAAGAAGTTAGGTTTTGACTTGAGGATTGAAAATGTCGCTTGAACTAAAAGGCATGGATGGTACATGGTACACACATGCAAGTATTGATATATATCGAAAGCATAGAAACCAAGGTGATGAGAATGAAATAATGCTTCAATTATTAGCTTCTATAGGCAATGAACTTGAAAACATCGTGGAACTCATAGAACCTGAGTTAAAGGATTAGGGAGGGATAGTATAGGAATGGTGTTTAGGGTGGCTTACTTTGGCATTAAAGTGCTTTATTTGCGTATCCCTAGACCCTTTTCTAGTGTCTTTTTAGCACTTTCTTGCGTTTTGCTTGCGTTTTCAATGATCGGCAAGAATTTCGTGGCCATCGCTTGAACGTACCATGGCTGACCACTTAAATCCTGAGCCATTGAAGAAAGCATCGACAATTTTGAACCTTCTTCAGTTTTCCCGATCTCTTTTACAGCATTACCCATTGCACCACTCCAAAATTTTTGTAAAGACTCCCTTGCTCGAGGCAACATAAATTCTTCAAAATCATGCAAAGCTTGCTCTCTAATTGATTTTACAATTACTCCCAAAGATAATAATAAAGTATCGTCTGAGTCTTCACTTCTTAACCATTGTTCAATACGAACTTGGGTTCTATAAGGTATCCAAAATGTATAAATTACAAAATATAAAAAAAACGAAACTAACCAAATAACAAAAAAAGTGTTATCCGTCATTTACAGTTTGCCCTTAAGCTGTTTTAGACTAACTGTAATACCTTTTCTTAGCATACAACCTTGTACCCATAACGGCCCTGCTACCCAATAAGCATAACCTAAAGTATCTTTTGCATTCATAATACAATTTGCTAATTGAGTTTTAAAAACGGGATCATCTGGTAATATTTCTTCTACAGCTTCAAATATCGGTTCTTCAACTAACTCTTTTTTTACAGTTTCGACTATATCTTCAGCCGAAGGTACTTTTACATTTTGTAAAAATTCTAGTATATCCCCTAGGACATCCGCTAACTCCGATGTCGAATGGTAAAGACTAGCTAGAACTACAGGTTTTGGTATATTTAGATCAACTGTCGGTATTGGTTCTGCTATTGCGATTAGTTTTGATAAAGCATCGGCTTTTTTGTCAAAGCGTGATATCAAAAGCCATAACCCTCCGATGAT